CGGTAGCCGTCCAGAACGATCTTCTCGCCCTCGACGGAGAGACCCAACTTTCTGACGGGTCCGCCCGCCTCTGTGACCTCCGACATGGAGCGCATCAGGTCTCTGATGGCCCTCGCCCGCTCGACATGCGGGTAGAGAACACCTTGGATGAAGAGGGCTGGTCCGTCTGTGATCTCCGCTCTGAGCGGAGCGGCCACTTGGTCTTCCGGGTTATGAGAGTGGTTCCAGTTGAAGTAGCCCGATGCCAGGAAGGGTCGAAAGTCGATCCCCTTCTGGACCACAACCTCGCCTTGGATGTCCCGATCCTCCGTGGAGGCGATGCCGTAGAAGACCCACTCCCGAAGCTCCTCCGGGATGTCCTCGGCTGGAGCGGCTTGGGACTTCGAGAGAGGAGCCCCGTAGAGCGGCACGGTGAGGGTGAATCGCTCACGGGTCTCCAAGCGAGTGACCTCCTAGTACGCGAACACAATGGTGAAGTTCTGACTGGCGGCAGTCGAGGCGACCGTGAAAGTCACCTCTCCGCTCGCCACGCTGACTCCCCCATCGGCGACATAGGCATTGCCCTGGACGGAGAACAGGACGGCATTCGCAGCAGTCGTGACGAGACCGCCCGTTTCGGACGTGACGGTGACGGTCGTACCGGCGGTGGCGTTCGTCGTCCCCGTGACCGTTCCCGTGCGGATGATCGCCCCTGATGTCGCCCCTGCGAGAAGACCCGTTCCCGAGGTCGATCCGTTCGTCAGATCGTAGAGGATGTCCCCTACATGAGCATCGGCGAAGGATCTGGGGGCCGGGTGACGGTCGAGCATCAGACGCTGGCCGTTTGTGATCGGCAATCAATTCACCTCTTTGTCGTTTTTCATTCGTCGGAAAGCCTCCTCAAAGTGAAGGCTCATGGACCCCTTCAGGGGTACAAGGGTGGATCGGGCGTAAGTGATGGTTTCGGCCACCGAGGGGCTGATCGCGACCTCACGGCAGAAGGAGCACCACACCGCCGGGACATCGATGAGAAAGAGGCCCCGCTTGGCGTTCTCCGTCAGCACGGAGGTGGGCGACCCTGGGCGACCGTCCTCTCCCTGCATCACATTCACCGTAATAGGGAACGAGGTCATCGGTCTCCCGCATCCGGGACATCTCACAGAACGGTGGCGGTCAGGCCGCCGAAACGCTTGCGAATGGCGATCAGGTTCGAGTTGCGGCCCTGATCGTCACCGTACAGCCATCGCCGATACTCTCTGGCGAGCGAGGCTCCTGGAAATCCCTCCTCGAAGGCCACGTCCTCCACCACCTGATCTCTGGAGATCCTGCGAGACTTCGCGCCCCCGGCGTAGGAGAGCCCCGCCTGCTTGATGAGATCGAGAGCCCCTCGCTTGGCGATGGCCTCCCGAACGATGGCGTAGTCCCCGTCGAGCGTCCTGAGACCCGATGTGATCCAGTAGTGCCAGAAGGACGGAATGTGGTTGTAGATGAACAGAAACTGAAGCATGGCGGACTCATAGAACTGCCATGTCACGATGGCTCCGTTGGAAGGGACCAGCTCCAGCTCGCCGTTCATCTCATTCCACACGATCCAGTCGAGCGTGATGTCCAGCGTGAGGGTCGAGTTGAAGTACCCAGTCAGGTTATGGACCTTGACGAGGCGCTTGTACGGCATCTGCACGGACATCCAGCGCATGAAATCCTTGGGGCGGTAGTACGAGACGGGGATGGCCGTCACATCCGCCCATCCGGTGAGAACGTTCGTCTCCGGTCCCTGCGCCAGGGTGTTCGGGTCCGTAGCCACATAAGTCGGCTCGGCGAAGAACCAGATCTTCTGCTCGACACCGTTCTGCCCATAGTCCAGGAGACGCTGAACCGTCTCGGTCGTTATCGGGAGATCGTCCACGATGAGGTTCTCCTGAGTGTCGGCGGCTGGCATGAGTTGCGAAACCGTCTTGACCTCGATGAACTGCTCGTTCGACGCGTCCAGAAGAGACAGACGGGAGACGCCTGCCGGAACCGTCACAGTGGCTCCGCCGTTCCAGGAGAGCGTCTGAGGGTTCGCCTTGTAGACGAGGGTGTAGACGCCCTTCAGATGGTAGTCCGGCACACGCTCCACCGTGACGCCGGTGACGATCTGAGGCTGTCGAACGACGCCCACCTGGGACGTGGACCACAGGTTCACGCCGTTCAGCCACACGCTTCGCATCTCATCGGTCGTCACGACCGAGACGCGAAAGGTGGGGGAGGCGACGGTCCCGGAGATCCCGGTCGCGCCTGCGGCCTGCACCTGATAGAGACCGTGCCGAGCGACGTTGATCCCGTCCACGTCCGTGCAGTCGGAGAGAGGGATGACCTGCGTGTAGGTGGTCTGCCCAGCCGACAGGGTGACGTTCGTGGTCCACACGATCCCGTATCCGTCCATGCGGACGAGGGAGAGAGCGAAGGTGTCGCCAGCTTCGGCTCCCTGGATGAGACAGGTCGCCGTCACGTCCTTGTAATTTGGGGAATAGATAGAATACTCGTCGTTGTCCACGAGTATCTGAAGGGAGGTGATTTGGATGTCTCCCCTTCAAGACTGGTAGATTCGGTGCGTCGGGTAAAGAGCGGTGAGAGTTTCCATGTCGGACTGGGTGATATTGCGGAATCGCACATAGGAGCCGAATCGGAGGACCTTGGCGGCCATAGTCATATACGACATGAACGAGTCCCAGAACGGCTGGCCTGTCTGAGTGACGCCTGTGAAGTCCAGGACAACCGGGCGGTCCCCGTAGGAGGTTGCATACCGTCCGACAGTCGCCCCATCAGTCCAGTCGAGAGTCGTCTTCCCCGTCAGACCCAGGACGTTCAGGAGGACGACCTTTCCGAACGTCTACACCACGTCCTCAAGCTGCTGACCGGGGAAGGCCCCCCGCTCGGCATGCTCGGACTTCTCCTCACGAGATGCCCTCATGCCATCCGGCAGATCTACGCCGATCCCCTTCTTCGTCCCCTCGTGAAGCTCGATGCCGTGCTTGGAGGCAAAAGCCTTGATACGACGCTTCACAGCGGCTCCGTGGTCGCTGTACTTGTCGGCGTTGCGCCTGACGTTGATGTAGTCCCATGCATGAATGATCCGCTCCCTGGAGGGCTTTCCCCCTTCGGTCAGCGGGTAGGAATGGTGCTCAGGGTCGGCGAAGGTCTCCTTGGAGCCGTACTCGTGCTCCTTATTACGATTGACCTCTTCCCAGTCCTCGGCGGTTCGGGCGTCGGCCATGACCGCCTCGCTCTCGCGGGCGTGGCGAAGGAGAGAGTTGGTGATCTCCATGGCCCTGCGCCACACCTCTTCGTTGCCAGCCTTCCTGAGCCACCCTCGGAAGCCGGTGTACCGACAACTCCTGTAAAAATCTCTAAATTCGATGCTCCTCACGCCCCTTCCGATGAATCCTCGATCCAGACTGATGCGCGGAATGCCCAGCGTCACTACGACTTGAGCCTAGGGTGTCTTATGGCCGTCACAGAGGGTCGCGCTCCCAAGAACTTCGACGGTCCCACCAAGCCTGCTCGTCTCTGGGCAGTCCGTCTCGGGTCTGGCGCTCGATGGTCTCGACAGCTCTGTGCAGATCCCTCATCTGGCGCGTCTTCTGTCTGTAATTGGAAGATGTCAGCCATCTCAGGAAATATATAATCCTGGCTTCGCCCAGTCCTACTCCGGGGAGATCGCTGTAATCCGGCAGCGAACCAGCAATCATCGTCTTCTGTGGCGCATCGATCCTCCTCTTCTGACGGAACGATCAGCCTTCCCCAGAAAGTCTCCTGCATCGAGCCGAAGGGTCTCCGGGGTAATGAGCGTAGGGGGCGTCCTCCGGGGACACGCCGCCCGGAACCATAGCCTGGATCGACGCCTCGTTGCGAGCGATGAATCGGGCGAACGACTTGGCCAAGCTCGGTCTGGGCACGTCCGAATCGTCAGGGGACTCCCAGTTTCCATGAAGATCGAACGAGGGAACCGAAGCAATTTTCGGCTGGCCCATAATGTGAGATGTCACGCTCCTTCAAACGATGTCTGAGACAATCTTCAAAATAACGGGGAAGATTTTCTAGACGCCTGCTACCCTGACCCCCATACGCACCCTGGGATTGGGTGATCCATCCTCGTCCGGGTATGCGAGGGACCATCCATCCTCCTCGTTCATGGTGCGAATCTGCGCCTCGGCATCCGTGTCGGCGGGCTGGTCCTCAGTGGGGTAGAGGCCGAGGTAGAAGTCGGCGAACTCGTCCACAAGGGCTCGAACGGTTCCTCCCTCTCGAAGGACCCGATAGAGAATCCGCCCGTGCCTATCGGTGATCTTGGCGTACCCAGCGGGCTGTCCCTCCCGAAGGGGAACCTCAAGGACGAACCGCTCTCCTGAGAGGTCAAACGGAACTCTGGCGGTCGATCCGCCTCGTGCCGACACCCCGACCCTGAGCCCTGCGGAGGCGTGGCGGATGTCGCGATCCATCCCGTCCCCGTAGTCCCGATGCTTCTCAGGGGCGTCCCCGTGCATGGCATCCGTCATCTCACGGGATCTGTACCACCCGATGAAGGAGGCGTTCTGCTGGGCCGCCGTCTCCCCGACGGGAGAGATCTCCGGTGTCTTTCGTCCCTTGTCGATCAGAAGTCCGGTTCGCATCAGACTTTTCCTCTTCTACGGTAGTTCTCCCGCGCTCTAGCGGGGTTGGGGGGATTCTTGGTATCCCGGTCGAGCTGCTCCGTGAGAATCCTGCGGACCATCTCACGGGGTTCTCCGACATATCCGGTCTTGCGACGGACATCCCGTTTCGCTCGGTCTCGCACCCTTCGCGACTCCCCAGGCTCCGTGGCGTCCTTCTCCGGTCGGCCCAACCCTCCAGAGGGCTTCCTGGCCTCGGCTCCCGGCTTTCTGCCATGAAACTTGCCGTCCGGTCCCTGATCGGGCTTTCCCGATCCGGCTCCCTCAGAGCCTGGGGCCTCTCCCATCATGACGGCCCGCTCGGACTCTGCCTCGATCAGATCGGCCTCCGACTTCAGGAGCGCCGTGGCGATCGTCAGCGGGTAGTCCCCGATCCCGGAGGGGAGCGGCTGAAGATTCTCGATCTCTCTGGCCTCGTTGATGGTCATGTATTTATCGACCTTCATAGCCGTCAGCTCGATGCGCTCGCGCTCTGACTGGCGCTTGAAGCCGTCGAAGATGAACTTGAGGTCTGGATACCAGCTCTTGACGATGGATCGGTCGATCCAGTCGGCGATACCCTGGATGAGAGAGCGAGCCCCGATGTCGGAATACTCGTCCAGCTCATCCTCCGCCCGGCTTCTGCCGGGGGATCGCATGGAGAAAGCCGCCATCCGCTTCTGTTGGACGCCCGTGATGTCCACATACTTGGGGTTCATCCCGTAGACATGGAGCTTCAGAAGCGTCGTGAGCTTCATGAGATCCAGGAACTGGGCCTCCTGCGGCGTGGCCCTGAGCTTATCGACCTGGATCTTGTAGTCAGGATCGGCAGGAAGGAAGACCGTCCGATGCCACGATCCGGGTCCCGCCTCACTGAACAGCATTCGCTTCGCGGACTCCAGGCCGTTCGGGTCGTAGTCGCCGAAGAGGGCGACGATGTTCTCTGGAATATTGGTGCGGAAAAGCTCCATGTTATACTGCCACTCGTTCACCCAGGCGGCCGTCAGGGACAGCGACTGTTGAAGGAGCGACCCCTGCCCGTAGGGAAGCTTGTTGATCCAGGTGGACGGCTGGCGCACATCGACCGAGATCTCGTCCTCCGTCCAGGCGGCGGTGATGGTGGCATCGACCTCCTGGACATAGGCGTACCGAGTCAGGTCGATGTGATGAGGGTTTCGCTCCTCATCCTCGGAGAACCTCTCGGCTGCGTATAGCCACTTGTCCGTGGGGATGGACCAGGGGTTGCGAAGGGCGTCCTCGTCCTTGAGATCCTTTTTCATGAAGGGATAGAGAACCTGAACGATCGGAAGAATCGTGGCTCCGTCCACCATCCAGTAGTCCCTGACTCGTCCCCGCCGATCCCTGGCCAGGATGAAGACCTTGCGGTCGATCGTCAGATCCTCTCGGGTGGCGATCGTCAGGATGGACTCGAACCCAGACGGGTACAGGCTCCGCACCATAGGAGAGGAGGCCGGATGACGGATGATCTCCTCAACCTCTCGGCATCTGCGCTCGTCCGACTCCGTAACGGTGTAGTTCGGGTCATCATACCTCTCGTGGACCACCCGCCAGCCTGGGGCGGAGTCCGGGTTCACACACCGAGCGGCCAGTTGCCGCATCTGCATGATCCTTCGGTTGATTATGAGCTGATCGATCTCAGAGTGGGTGTAGCTGTCCCGAAGGAAGGAGTATCCGACCTCGTCATCGGGCTTCTCCATAGCCCCGGTGGAATTATAGCCGGACATCCGAGCCCAGTCAGAGAAGAAGAGCCCCGCCGACAGCCGATTGAGTTTCCTGGCCTTCTCCAGAACGGTGATGGCGGCGTCCTGCGGAATGAGAAGCCCCGACTCGGACTTCAGGAATCCCGGAACGTCAGATCCTAACCGGGTGGTGGGAGCCGGGAAGGTGAATCCAGCCACCCTCTCAGCACCTCCAAAGTTTCAAGGGATCACTTGATCATGCGTCGGGCGCTCTTGATGAGACGGCTGTCGGAGATCTCTTCGCCCGTCTCGCTCTTGAGAAGGTTGCCTTCGACCAGAATCCGCTTGCAGTGCGGGCACCCTCTGGCCTCGCAGGCGATCGACGCCTTTCCCTTGCAGNAACAGTCCTTCTCGGGATCAGGGGCGTCGGACGCGAAAAGCACATGAGTCAGCATTCTAACCGACCTCGATGATCTGCCCATCAGGCAGCACGGTATGGGTCATGCAATAAACCTTGACAGAGGTCCAGCCCTCGTCGCGCATGAAGGTACACAGCGCCTCCATGAAATCCTCCGACTCGTCAAAGACCACGGAGGGAACCACGCCGACGAAGCGCTCCTGACTGCCCAGAAACGTGGTCAGAACGAGATTCTGAGCTGGAAATCTGGGGTTGGGGTCGGGGATGTCGAGGGTGGCCCCCGAAGCCCCCATGACTAGCGCCATATCAGACGTTCCTCTTTCTCGGCATATCCGGCGGAATGCCCCCTGCGCGCTCGATCCGTCTGCGCTCCAGCATCTTGGCGTGGCAGTCCCCGCAGATCGTTCGGATGGCTCTGAAGGCGGACGCCGGGTGCGATTTCACAAAGCGCCGTCCGTCCCTCGTCTGCTGACAGTCGTCGCAGATGAACTCGAACGGGGAGTCAACCGGCTGCCAAATCTCCGGGGCGTTCATCATCGCCAGCGCCCGACTGTAAAGCGGTCTCCTGAACTGCGCCGTCGCTCTCCACCGCCTTCTGCATGGACTGAGCGGCCTCTTCCAGAGCGTCCTTGATCTCCTCGTCCGACACGTTCAGGTGGGTCTTGAGGAGGTTTTCAAGGGCGGTCAGAGCCAGCGTCAGGCGCATGATCGGAACTCCGACCTCGGCCCGTCGCACAAACCCCACCTCGGGCGGAAAGCTGTCGATGCCGTCATCGTTGGAATCCTCGGCCTCGGCGATCCGACTGGACACCTGCTGGATCTCCTCGGGAGTCACCCCGAGCAGAAGTAGAAGAGTTCCCTGGGTGTTCGACATGCGAGCGACCGCCTTGAGATCAGACACGACCGTGTCATACTTCTCCTGAAGCTCGACGACGGCTCGCCCGAGCGTCTTGACGTTCTCCTGGATGCCAGCGATCCTGACGGTATTGAGATCGATGGCCCCGGAGCCCTTGAGCAGCTTGGATTCTTCAAACGATGACGGCACGGCTCGACTCTCCTTCCTGAGACGACGCGTGGCCGGGCGTGGACATAAGTGATATTCCTGCGATCCTCATGGCCATCTCCAGGGCATCAAGCATGTCCTCATGCTCTTCCGTGGGGTATTTGACGGCCTGATCGAAGAACGGGAAGAAGTCTCTGTGAATGCGCCATCTGAGCGTCCCCGACGGGTCATCGACGCCCGGCTCCCCATCCGAGGCCGCTCGGATGAAGAACTTTCCGTTGGCGAGATGGACATCCAAGGCGATGATCCGCTGCTGCTTGTGGACTTTGGTCTCCTGCTTGACGGCCTTGATCGGGATGGAAGCCTCCCGCAGAATCTGCTGGCGCAGAGCCCTCTGGTAGGCGACCTCCTCAATCCCGACCCTGAGCGGGCGGAAGTCCAGGTAATAATCCTTGACGAAGGCGACCTGCGAGGGAAAGTCCATACCTCTCCTGGCCTGTACATCCATCAGGATCACATCCCGGTCGTCCGTGACGCCGATGGTACAGGCGGCGAAATAGTCGGCGTCCATTGAGTCCGAGATCGCCGGGTCGATGGCCTGAAACACTCGGAGCGGTCGGCCCTGGAAGGTCCACCGTCTGCTGTTCTCATCGAACCGCACGTCTCCGACCCCGTAGGGTCTGAACCACTCGGGCTTGAACACCTGTGCATCTGTGGCGAACGGAATGTTCATGTACTCCTGGGCGAAGGCCCTGGGTCCGACAGTGGCCTTGATTTCCTCCAGGCGCTCCACCGTGAATCGCTCAGGCCAGAGCGAGGTCCCGTCCGGGTTGATGGCTCGGTAAGTGGCGGTCAGGTAATGATTCTCGTCAGACAGGAGTTTTGTGAGAAGCGAGTTGGAGTGGAGGATCGTCCCGATCACGATGAGCTTTCCATGAACAGGATCGATCATCGGGATGATCTCGGAGGTGAACCACTCCCAGATCTTCGCCCTCTGCTCCGGGGTCGCCACGTTCTCCCGAATCTCGGTGTCGTCGCAATTATGAGTGGCGATGTGTAGCCCGACGTAAGAGTGATCCTCATGTTCGACGGTGAAGTTATAGACCGGAAGATCCGTGACAGGCTCGCTCGTCACTTCCGAAACGGTGGCAAACACCTTCCCGTCCGAGATCCACTGCCTCGGCCGATTTCGGCGACCTGAGACCGTCTGGTAAGGCTCCCTCAATACCGATGCGTAAAACTCCGTCCCAAAGTGAATATCGTATGCCACTCTGGAAACGCAAAGTCGGCCACAGATGACTGACGACTTTGGCTCCTTACGCAACCACCGAATAGATGAGGTGACACCGAGCCGCCAAGCCATTCGCTGGACCCGTTCCAAGAGAGGAAGACTTACCGAAACAATAGTCGGGGAGTAAGAGCCTAGGCGTTTCTTGACTTTGTGACCATCAGATTGGAAGTATCCGTAGAGAAACTCCCTCTGGCACTCCACGGGCAGACGCTCTGCCCAGACGGGCAGGTTCTTCATCGCTGGGTGGCTTCCCACATACAGACTCCTGAAAAATGAGAACAGAGGTCTGTATGATACATGAGCAACCCATTGATTCCCGGCTGAGTTCAGCAAGGGGGTGGAGTGGTGCCCCCACAGTCTCTCTGAGATTCGGCACACATCCTGAGCGAGATGTCGTTCCGCTTTGCTGAAATAGAAGGCCACCCCACAGCGCTCGTCCTTGGATGAAAATGTGCCATCACCGATAAAATACCCCACGAGTCGCCAGAACTCAGGGTTGTGAACGAATTGAACCTCATCCGGGCGGAAGGGGCGGTGGGCAGATCGACTGTTGACGATATGATTATCAGTGTCAGTTTCCGTGATTTCGGAAGATCTCACTGCCTCCTCGCCACAGATGTCGATGAAGAGGTTCTCCACATCAGTGGCTCCCAGAACTTCCGTATCGACCGGATGCACCACCAAGTCGTGCGGCTTGAGGTCTCTAGCCTCTATCCACCTGGGGAGTTCACTCGGATACGAGTAGATGTTCTGTGCGGGGGAGGTCTTGACCGTGCAGGGGATCGCCCATACCTTGTGCTCCGCCGTCATGCGATGGGGCTTCAAGGCTCCCGCCACCGACACGGAGATCAGATCCCCCGTGTAGAGACGGCTCCGCACCTGGGAAACCTCAGTCCAGACCCCTGTGTGCGTCCGAACCCTGTCCCCTGGCGTGACATCCTCGATGTTCTTCATCTCGTCAGGGGTCAGAACCTTTTCCCCGGCGGGCTGGCAGATGACCAGATCGGGGCGATACTGCTGGAAGCGCAGACCCCGTAAAGCACCCCCGACACCTCTGGAGGCGATCATGGTGGCGTCCTTGAGATAGGGGTGCTCGTTCCGCACCGTCTTCTTGGCGGGACGGCTCGTGTCCGGCCATGCCAATGTCAGGGTGGTGGAGTTCCAAGTCTGAGGAGGCTCGTAGTCGGAGCCCACGAGATTGCCGAAATCCTGGCGGATGAGCGGGCTCGTCTCAAGCTCCTGCTTGATGGGGCGCAGAAGCATCTCGGCCTGCGCGTCGGTCGAGGAGATCACCAGAATGAACCGATGTCTCCTGTAAAGAGCCGAATGCAGAACCCTGAACTGGCCGAGGCGAGTGCTCTTCCCGAAGCCTCGGGGGGCCGCCACGACGACGCCCTGGCGGTTCTCCGAGTACATGCGCTCGATCAGTCGGTCGAGCTGGAAGTGCCATTCCGGGGTTCGGGACTCCATCATGTGAGGGAGATAGGTTCTGGCGAACCTCTCAATATCATGACGACCCCCCTCGACCCGAATGATCTTGGGCAGGGCGGCGAGAACCTCATCGGTGAGATCGGGGTGGTCGTTAAGCTGTTGGAGAACCACCCGTCGAATCGGCGGGTCCAGCTGAAGAAGATTCTCCCTTATCTCTCTCGGTGTCAAACATGAACTCCTCGATGGCCTGTCGAATGGTCTCTATGGTGGCCTGTCTCTGAGCCTCGGTGGACCCCTGACGAGTCTCGACCACCGTCTCCGGCTCGCCGCGAGCCGTCCTCTCCAGACGGGCTCCCTCGGCGGCGAACTGACGGATCTCCGGCACCGGGATGACAGCAGGATCAAGGATCTGAAGAGCGGACTTGGCTTTGTCCTGGAGAATCTTCCCGAGGTCGATGTGCCGCTCGTTCATCAGTCTGACGGCCTCTTCGCGAGCCTTTTGGGCCATACGCCTGGCCTGCTCGTCGAACGCTTCGGCCCGGCTGTCCCAGTCGTATCGGGCGGACAGCCGACGCAACTTCTCGATCGGCAGCCTGAGATCAGGAGGAGCAGTGTCGTAAAGACGCTCTATGGAGCGCTCTTCAGGGGACAGGGAGCGGTAGAGAACGAAAAGCTCATACTGCGCCTTCGACTCGTCGGTGATCTGCTCCCATATTCTGGGCACCTGAACCGCTCATTCCCTTCGTCTATGTCAGAGATCCTCCGAACCTGCATTGTCAGGAACGGCGAATTCTTCGGTGATTTTCTGTAGAGCGCCCTTTCGGCGCTCTTCGATCTGGCGGAGGACAGTCTGGTATTCTCGGTCCCCCTCAAGAGCGATGACAGCCATCTCCACCGAGGACCCGTCCTGGTGCCCCACCTGGGCGAAGCGCCATGCTACGTCTTCCTCGATCTCAAGTTTTCTCGTGAGAAGGGCGCGAAGAGAATAGGCGATGACAATCCCACCGAGTATGACCCGTTTACGCTAGTTGCATTGTAACCCCCTTCCTCCTGAAAAGTCAAGATTGGTCAATATTAAATTTTCCAACCTTTGGCTAACCCAGAACTCTCGGAAGACTGGACCTGACGAATCGGCTCAGAATCGTCTCCACCTGGGATTTGACCCCGGTCGCCTGTCCCGGCACCTTGAGATCGAGTTTGAAGACGCTCTCGAAGAGCCACGAGAGAAGCCCCTTGAACTCCTCCTCGACCTCTGTGGTGAGGATGGGCTCATCAGGGTCGGTCTCGATGATGCGCTTGCCAGCCGCCTCGATGATCGCCCTGATGAGACCCTGGTCCACCATGCTGAGGCGGGAGGCGGATGTGACCAGCACATAGCTCACCTCTGGGTCGAACAGGGCATCCAGCACCGACCGCAGCCCCGTGCGGCGCATCACGTCGGAGGAGTAGGCATAGTCTTCGAAGATGTCCTCGTCGGAGAGCGTGATGCTGTCGTGCTTCTCGGCATAGGCCGTGACCGAGGCCCTCTGGGCGGCGAGATCCTCCTTCGAGGTCTGCGACAGGGCGGCGTAGGCCGTTCTGAGGTAGGCGACAGCCCTTCCCTTCCCCGACACATACGGAATCGAAAGCGAGGTGCGAAGAGTCTCGATGTCCTTCCAGGTGTAGCGGCGGTGTCCGCCACGAGTCCTCACCGGGGACACGAGCCCCTCGCGTTCCAGCTGGTGGATGTAGGTGGGGGAGACCCCAAGCAGGGTGGCGACCTCTCCCACCCAGAAGTACTGGGGGGTGATCTTATCCGTCACCCGGCGCTCACGCCGCCGATCGAAGCTACGCTTGCGATCGGCGGAGGTCTCCTCGACTCTCCTGGAATCGGTGATGTCTTTTCTCGTTCCTCTCTTCACGACGCACTCCTCCTTCATCGTAACAATCCTAAAGAAACAGGCTTTAGAGTCCGCTACAACCTGGACCGCCACGCGTGGGCCAGAATCTCCGCCTCCATGTCCGCTTCGCTCTCGCTCCTTTCGTACCCCCACATCTCTCCCGCCAGGGAGGGCATAAGGGCATCTGGTGGAAACGGAGAGGGAGTGTCCGCCATTCCCAGGAGATCATGCCGAAGCAGCATAAGATCCCCGATAGCCTTCTCGCACTTGGAGAGCACGGCCTGAAGAGTCTCCCATCGGGTCTCCGGCAACCCCATGAGCCCCACCAGACGGACCACCTCGTCGGCGTCCCCCGTCAGCCGGAACAGACGGGCGGCAAACGGAAGCAGCNCGGGCGGCAAACGGAAGCAGCCTCTGCGACTCCTCAGTATACCCGCCACCCGCCATTCGGGTAAGCCCCCGGTCCGCCCACCGGCGCTGAACACGCTCGGGGATTTCAAATTCTCTCTTTCCCCAGGCATACCCTTTTTTTCCCACCCGCAATCCCTCATTCTAAACAGTCTATAGTGAATGTCAAGGATTCAGACCGAATCAGAGGAAAATTTTCTTCCCTTCAGAGACTTCGCCTTAACCAGCTACGCGTTGGACTCCTGCTGAAGCGATTTCAGATAGGTCACGCACTCGTCGAGATCACGGAAGATCCTCTCCGCCGACTCCTGAAGAAACAGATGATCGTGAAGAGACCCTGGGATCAGAAACACCCGCTTGCCGAGAGCGTAGGAGAATCCGATTTCCCAGACGGTTCCTATCGACACGGAGCGCGCCCCTGTCAGATTCACCAGAACGAAATCGGACAGCCGCAGACACCATGTGTCACGCTCGAAGTCGTTGAGGTCCCATGTGACTGGAATGGGCTTCCCCTCGACGAATCGCTCCGGGTGGCTGTCGGTCGGGTCGAACACGTAGAATCGCCCGCGCAGATCCTCTGTCACCCGCCTCCGCCAGCCGGAGGACTCCTCTGGGGTCAGACCGGAGATGGGACCCGCCAGGTAGATCGAGAACAACTATTCGACCTCCTCGACCGCCGGGGCCGCAGCCTCGGTAGGGTGGGAGTGTCTCGTGTTCAGGGACCAACAGGTCATAAGTCGCCAGCCCCGCATCGTCGGCTGGATGATGACCTTGGCGTGATGCCGAAACAGCGTGAGAGCGAAGCTCTGCTCACCATTCTGACCCCGGCGCAGAACGACCCTGGAGGTCGAGGACATGGCGACCCTGACCGCCTCCCGAATCCTGTCCTCTGACCATGCGGGCTTCCCTGGACCGACGACTCTGGTGTTCCATCGGTGAACGAAGTGCTCCGGGACATGAATACAAACCCGCTTGGAGCGAAATCCGACCACCGTTATCCCCCCCACTTTCGTCTGCTCAGGGTCTCGAAGGTCCACTCGATGTCAGGCTCCAGACCGCTGGCCCGCTCCGACCTGGACATATCGTGGATGGATTCGATGAGATCCGAGATCGTCTTCATGATGTCCTCCCCGGAGCGATCCCGGCGAGCTCGCACAAGAAGCCTCAGAAATCCGACCGGAGCGCTCATCCGAACCGCAGGCGTCGGCTTCCGAAGCCCGAGACGATGGATGATGCGAGTGGCGTGCTGGGGGCTGCATCCCAGCATTCTGCCGATCTGAGCGTGGGCGTGACCCTCATCAAGAAGAGCCTTCAGATACGCCTTGAGCTGCGCGTCGGTCATATGTGGAGCGACTCTGCGCTCCCGGCCTCGGCGGCCAGTCGCCGTTCCCATCAGGTAACGATCCTTTTGGCGACAGTTTTCTCGCCGGGGATTTCGGGGGAAGAGAATCCAAGTCCGGCGGCATGGTAGCGGGTGCCCCACTCAGGAGAGGGAGACGCCTTTCTGGCCTCTCTGAGAGACCTGATAAGCTCCTTAACCTCATCCAGGGAGCAACCGTCCCCCAGAACCTTGCGGGTGACGGCCTCCAGGCGGATTTCGTTGAGATCGGCGAGCGAGAGGCCATCCGTCATCTCCGCGATGCTCCGAATGTCACTCTGGGAGAAAAGTCTGTAATCCAAGATCCTCTCCAGATAGCGGAGGCGCATCTTCACATCCGGCATTCCCACGGTGATGAGTCGGTCGAACCTCCGTTCCGTCAGACCTACCCAAACCTACGCGGAGGCAGGTTCGGAGCTGACTTCCTGCTTCGACGGGGCCGGTTTCACGATGGTCCCATGACC